ATGAGGTATTCCATATCTACTTTGCTCACCCCTATTAAAGTAACCCAACAATCCATCAACTAAAGTCATTGGTCCACTAACAGGATTCTTTGATACGTGATTTAATATTCTTTCACAGAAATCTGGATGAAACATCACTGCTTCCATAGCGTGTTGTCCAAAAAACTGAACTTGTAGACTTGGATTATAGTTTATAACTTCTGGCTTTTTTAACCATGCGTCATGTTCTAAAATCAATATAGGTTTTTGCTCAGTAAAACACTTCTTCCAAAGATGATATTGGCTATAGAAACAAGCCTTCTCAGTATCAGTGAGTTCTACACCGTTTCCCCTTTTACCAAAAGTTAATCCTGATTGTTGAGAGAGCTTGTCTGGCGTGATAGCATTAAAATATCTTAAGTTAAACCCCGTCCAAGATGGAGAGCAATGTTTAGCATATTTATGAGATACTGAACTATTGTTAACTCTTATCATTATAGTTTTAAAATTTTCCATTTATTTCTCTCACAAGGGTTGACATTCACCACTATTTATACTATAAAGGTAGTAGGTAATAAAGAAAGTGATTCGATATGAAATACGCACTACACCAAATACATCTAAGTAACTCAAGTAGTGAGGCTATATTAGATACTAAAAGATCTATGATGATGGACTTTCGTGGCACAGATATTGCTAATATAGCACAGAGTGCTTTTGATGAAGGTCTATACAAGCACGTTGCTGATATCAGTGGCGAGAACTTACATGATGTTTTTGAGATCGGCAACATTGGCCCTGAGACAAAAATCTCTCGTTTAGATAAAATGCACTCAGTGTCTGTCGGTGATGTGATCATCGATAAGTTTTCTGGTAACAAGTTTGTTGTTGCTAACCACGGCTTCAAGGCCGTGGCATGAAGGATATCAAAGGGCTTATCAATAGGATCAAAAGGTCTGGTGTTGTAAAGACAGGATCTATGTCTAAAGATAAGCCAAAGCCAAAGGTGAAGTTAAGTTGATCTTTAAAAACGACACACAAGAAGGCAAGCACTATTGCCTTGTATATAATGGAATGGGTATGTTTACCCTACGTGAGTTTGTCAATAAAAGTAAGAAGACTGAGTTGACATTAAATGGTGAAGAGTGTATACTCTTCAAGAATCGATTAAAGGATAATGATTGGTATGAATACATTCGTTGATGAACTTAAGAAACAGCACGACACGTTAATGTTAAAGCAAAAGAAACAGGCTGGTATTAGACGCCAGCAAAATAAAAAGAAGGATGAAGGGTTACAACTTTACAATCCTTTCTACACTGATGCCCCTAAATATGCTAAAGAGTACTACGGTGAAGTGATGCATTACACCACAAAATGGGATAATGAGTGGGACTAAGAAACGATTTAAAAAAGGTAGATGAATATGTTAACTTATGTTTTAGATAATCCTGAGACTGCACAATGGGTCATACTATCATTGTTGTGCCTATGTGCTTTTATGATGGGCTATGTGTGGTCAAACAAGAAGAAGGAAGAGATAATAGAAGAGACTATTATTTACTTGTGTGATCAGGGATATATTAAAAATAAGATACTTGATAGCGGCGATACAGAAATATTAAAAATTGATGAAGATTGACACCACCAAATAATTGTGGTATAATATTATTATGGAGATTTTGTAATGGCTAGAAAAAAGAGACAGCTTTCAGAAGAGCAACGTGAAGAGTTGCGTGAACGTTTAGCAAAGGCTAGGGAAGCGAAAGCTCCTTCTAAGCAACTTTCAGTTCATCAATCAATCAGAAACCTACCTGATACAGATCCCTTTGCTCCACCACGAGTAAGAGGATGGATTAATAACACTAAAGCTAAAATGCAGTCTATACGGAAATGGAAAAACTCTAAAGACGTAAAAGAGAAATCCGCATATGCAGTCGAAGAGGTCTACTTGGCTAACCTTCAGAACTATCTTAGAACTGGAATCTACATGGATAGTAGATGGGGATCTGAGAGACAACACTTGGTGAGTTACAAGTGTGTAGGCATGGCATATTATTCTGATGGGACTCCTAAAAGAACAGTAGGGATATGGTATCCCGATATAGGTACTTACACCTTAGAAATGGAAGATGAAGATAATGCAACCACAAGAAGATATGTTAACAAAAACTAAGTTCACGGTGCTAATAGAAAAGACCGTAAAAAATCATAGATCGTCTTACATGGATGCAATCATACACGTTTGCGAAGAAATTGCGGTTGAACTAGAAGATGTGCGTAAGTTCATCTCCCCAACAATAAAGGATAAGCTTGAAGCAGAAGCAATGGTGCTAAACTATTTACCAAAGCAAGCCATGCTTCCTGTGGACTAATGGAGAAACTTTATTTAAAAAGAAAAGATGTTGAACTACAATCTTTGTATGATATGGAATCTGAAGATACTGGATGGCATGATGCTGGTGTCACAAGTAAAAGCAAGGATAAAATAAATAAAGAAATAAGATCTACATTAACTAAAAGAAATATAAAGCCTATTCACTATCCAGATATATGTAATAGCCTTTTGAAAATGATTAACATATGGGATGTTACACGAGACCCTGATGAATATAAAGTAACTCAGTTTGATTATTTAAAATACGGTGTGAATGATCATTTTAAAAAACATCAAGACCAGATTGGAGATGATAAAGTAAATCGAGTTTTCTCTACCTCTACAATAATAGAAGTGTCAGATGATTTAGAAGGTGGAGACTTTATAATATATGATGAACTAGGAACAGAAATACAAACATCTTTAGAAGTTGGGGAGACAATCTTCTTCAGATCAAATAAGTGGCATAAAGTAACACCAGTAACGAAAGGAGAAAGAAGCGTTCTTGTTGCTTGGATTGGCATCAAGACTTGACGAATCATAAATACTGTTATATAATGATTAGGTGGATAACACAAAATACAAAGACATACATTGATATACAAAGGAATAATAAATGTCATTCGCAGAACTAAAAACACGCCGAACAGATTTGTCGGCTATGGTACAAGCCGCATCAGGTGGTGAACAGAAAACAGACAATCGTAACGATGAACGATTGTGGCAACCTTCCAGAGATAAAGCTGGTAACGGCTATGCTGTTATTCGTTTCCTTCCGGGATCGGCTGATGCTCCTACACCTTGGGTGCGCTATTGGGATCACTTCTTTAAAGGACCAACAGGCCAGTGGTATGTAGAGAAGTCTCTTACTTCTATTGGTATGCCTGATCCATTGGCAGAAGCAAACTCACGTTTGTGGAATGAAGATGGCTCTGATGAGGCTAAGTCTACAGTGCGTGATCGTAAGCGTAACTTACGTTACATGGCAAACATTCAGATCCTATCTGATCCTTCTAACCCTGAGAACGAAGGACAAGTTAAGTTGTATCGTTTTGGTAAGAAGATCTTTGATAAGATCATGGATACAATGCAACCACAGTTTCCTGATGAAGCACCTATCAATCCGTTTGATATGTGGAAGGGTGCTGACTTTACTGTAAAGATCCGTAAGGTTGAAGGTTACGTTAACTATGATGCTTCTTCATTCAAGTCACCATCTGAAATGGCTGGCACTGATGATGATCTAGAGGCCATCTACAACAAGCAACACGATATGTCTGAGTGGACAGATCCTAAGAACTATAAGTCCTATGATGAGTTGAAGTCTCGTTTGGCTATTGTTCTTGGAGAGTCTTCACCTTCTACAAGGAAACAGGCTGAAGCTTTGGATAATAATATTCCATGGGGTGAGCCAGCTACTAAGGCGGCACCTGTTACTACAACTGCCCCAGCACCAGTAGCGGCTACGGCAGAGTCTTCTATGGAAGATGATGATACTATGAAGTACTTTGCAAAACTAGCCGCAGAGGATTAAACAGAGACACAAGTTCGCCTTCCCCTCTGTTTAGAAAGGATGATCAGAAATGGTCATCCTTTTTTAGTTTAATAGTGACCTTTGATGTGCCATAGCCAATGCTCTAGGATGAGTTGCTCCCATTATTGGCATGACCGGGGGTGCTACATTCACCACAGAGATATTGTCTCCAGAGTTTGTTGAACTATCCACAAC